ATCTAGCTCAGTGACTGGAGTTCAGACGTGTGCTCTTCCGATCTTGATGGAAGTTATAAATAGGTGGGAAAAAACAAAAGGAGATGCTTTTTCATATCTCACTGCAGTTATAAAAAACAAAATCTTTTGGTATCTTAAAAATCAATATAAAGATACTTCTTATGTTGCAGACGAAATAATAAAAGTGGAAATGATGGAAGAAGTAATGGATAAAGCTAATTTTGATTGTAATGCAATAAATGATAACGTTGATAGCTTTGATGCTTTTGCCATTAAAGATTATCTACAAAAAATTAATATAGAAGAGCTTAATCTATCAAGCGATTCTGGTGATATAGATGAAGATTATACAGAAGCATTAGTAAAGATTAAGGAAAGAATTCTCTCTGGAGACAATATAGAATATGTTGATATAGTAAAAGAAATACAGAGGGAAACTGCTATACCAAAGAAAAAAGTAAGAGCAGTATTGGATGCAATCTACAATAACTTTTTGGGGAATTAAATGAGTGATATATTAGTTTGTGATGGCTCTAACTTATTTATTAGAGCCTTTTATTCACCCACAGATCAAACCTTGCAGAATTCTAGAGGACAAGATACTACTGCTGTTTATGTATTCTTGCGACATTTTAGAAAGCTCATATATGATGAAAAACCAGAGCAATGTTATGTTATCTTTGATTTTGGACGGGACATTCGCAAAAAGACCCTTCTAAAAAGCTACAAGGCCCATAGAGATATCGACATGAGTTCTTTGGCAGGATATGATCTTACAATTAAAATGAATGAAGTAGAGTCCCGCAAGAGACAAATGGACGTTGTAATAGATATATTAAAGACTCTACCAATAAAAATCATTATTGTTAAGCAAATTGAAGGTGATAATCTTATGGCATATACCGTAAGACATTTCGTTAATTTAGGCAAAACAGTTACTATTGTTTCTAATGATCAAGACTTTTATCAACTACTTGAGAATGAAAAAATAAAAATTTTCAATCCCCACAAAAAAACCTACATAGATAAGACTAATGTAGAAGAATTGTTTCCCACAAAACTACCGGGAATTATACATATCAAATCCTATCGTCTTTTTAAAGCAATTACGGGTGATATATCAGATAACGTAAAAGGGATTCGTTTATTCAAGGAGAAGAAGATAAAGGAATTATTTGATATAATAAGAACATCTGGTACTGAAGATCCTGTCACAATTGATGAATTATATCAATGTTTTAATAATATAATTGCTACACAAAAATTCTGGAAATATTTTGAAAACAACAGAAAATTTCTTGAAACCAATTGGGAATTAGTAGATCTAATAGATATACATTTTTCTCCACAGACTCTTTCAATAATTTTTCAAGCTATAGAAATGAAAACTAAGTATAATAAGATGGATTTTTTACAAATTTTGATAAAAGAAAACATAGACTCTATAAAAACAAACGTAGATTCATTTGTTGAACCATTCAAAAATTTGCTATCAAAAGGTGAATAATGCTAATAATATCTTATGGTGATTTGCATGCTGCCAATATATATAATTATAATATAAAAAAATCTAATTTTAATATCTCAGAATATTCTAGAATAGATGAATTGTGTTCAACTTTGAGCTGGATAGAGACTGTTACACAACAGCATAAGCCCATGTTTTCCGTCAATCTAGGAGATACCTTCCATCAAGCCCTGAAGTTTTTCACCGAAAGATTCAATACTGTAACCAGAGGTATTGCCGATATTCAACAAGCAACAATCTCCAAAACTGGATATGTTATAGAAGGAAATCACGATAGGGATGATGATATTTCTGCACTAGATTTATTTGATAAAATACAAGGAACCAAGCTTATAAGAAACAAAGCAAAAATAGAGCCTATGCTTAGTGAAATTAATTCTTGCTTCATATTTGTTCCTTTCAGTAGAAACATAGAAGTAACAAAAGAAGTATTTAAACATCTATATGAAAGATATAAGTCTAGTCATACAGGATATTATGTTTTTTGTCATTTGGATCTTCAAGAGGCTTATGAAGAATCGATATCTTCAACCTTCCAGAAAGAAAAACTGTGTTCATATGATGAATTACATCTTGAAATCTATAAAGGCGTTTTTTCTGGTCACATTCATACAAGAAAAAAGATTCGTCATAATTTTGAGTATATAGGATCTGTTATTAATTCTCATTTTGGGGATACTATTATAAGAAAAGGAGTAACACTAATAGACATACAACCTGAAGGATACACAACTAAGTTTATAGAGAATCCTTATTGTCCAATATTTACAAAGATTTTTTTGGAAAGAAAAGAAGAAACAGTCGAAAAAATAAGAACAATAGAGAAAGAAACAAAAATCCACCCTTTCACCAATGTTTATGTTAGAATATACTCTCTAGACACTGCACAAGGGAAAAAAGAAGCAGAAGATTTTATACAGCAATATAAACACCTATTTACAGCTTATGAAACAAAAGAAGTTGAATCAGAAGAAGAAATCAAAAGACTTGAAGCATCATCTGCTGAAATGGAAAGTATTAATGTTATAGATTTAATCATAGAAAATGGCACTAAGATATTGAAATCAAATGGAAAATCTGATAATGAAATAGAGGGTTATATAACCAGCTTTAAACAACTATGTGCAATTAACTAAAGAAGAATATATGTCAATAAAACTAGGGTATATTATAATAGAGAACTTTAATACCTATCTAGGTAGACATAAGATCTCTTTTAAGGAAGCACAGGGCAATCTTGTGCTTATTAAGGGTATAAATGACATAGATGGATCTTCCAATGGAGCAGGAAAGTCTTCAATAGTAGATGCCTTGATTATGGCTTTTTTTGGAAGATCTATTAAAAAGGAACTTAATCTAGATGATCTAGTTTGTAATAAAACATCAGACCCCCTTCGTCTAGAATTAGGTTTTGAAGATTCATCGGATGGAGTTGTACTAAATACTTATGTAATAGAAAGAGTTCGTGCAAAAGCTCCTAATGCTATTTCAAAATGCAATCTGTATCAAAATGGTAGTTGTATCTCAAACAATTCAACACTGACTGAAACTCAAAACAAGATAGAAAAAATCATTGGAGTAGATTACAATACGTTTATGAATAACAACGTGTTGAATCCAGAACTGTTCCGTTTTGTAAAGGGAAGTAATACTCAAAAAGTTGATACCCTAGAGAGAGTCTTAAATCTTTATATCGTTTCCAGAATATCTAACCTTTTTTCTGGACTAGTCAAAGAAGATCAAGAGGTGTTCTCTAAGGTCGATACAGAATTCTATGCTCTTAAAACTTCTTTAACTAATATGAAACAACAAACAGAAAAAGTAACTGAACATGTGCAAAAAGATATTAATACAATATTAGAAAATAACACAAAAATTGAAGATCAAGTAAAAGAACTTGTAGCTTTTTTAAATGAAACAAGTGGTAAAATATATTTTTTGAATCCTATTGTTGAAAAGATTAACGAACAAATAGAAGAACATAAATCTGAAATTGCAAAAATCAATGAAAAAATAAGAGAAAACAAAAAAATATTAAAGTACTATGAAGACAATGAAAAATGTCATGCTTGTAATCAACTTCTTCCAGATAGAGAAGCCATTATAAAAGATGAAGCAGAAAAACTTAAAATAAATGTTGAACTACATAAAGCTTTTTCAGATAAGCTAAAATCATATCAAGATTCAGAATCTCTCACAGATTATGCTGCATTATTGGAAGCAAAAAACTCTACAAACACTAAAATTAAAGAAAAAAAATATAATATAACACAAAACATCAAGAATATCGACAAACTGAAAAGCATTACTAACACTTCAAATGCTGGAAAGATAGAAGATGTTATAAAACAATTAGCAGAAACTGAGGTTGATTGGAAAACGTCTAAGGAGAGACTAGAAAAAACAGAGTTTTGGAAAGAACTTATAGCACCTAAATCAAAAACAAGAATGGAAATAGCATCAAATCTATTGAGTGTTTTAAATAATTATATCCAGAAGTATATAAAGAATTTTTTCAATGAAGACTTTCGTTTTAGTTTTGTCGTTAAAGATAACAATATAGATGAGCATATTATAAAACACGGGAAAAGAATGAAATATGATCAATTATCTTCAGGAGAAAGACAAAAGGTTGACATTGTTATTGTTATATCTCTACTAGATATTGCTATGTCATACTTCAAAAACAATAAATTAAAGTTTCTTGTCATAGATGAAGCTCTAGATCACTTAGACCCTGTTTGGGGCAAATATGTGATAGAATTTATTAAACAGTATGCGATATCCATGAATATGATGTGTTTGTTAATTTCCCATCATAGTGTCGTAGATGAAGTGGATTTTTTGTTCGATAACAAAATTATTGCAAGGAAAGGATTAGATGACAATTCATACATACAAAAGAACAACGTTTCTTGATATACACAAGACCGTTGAAGAACTTGGAAGAAAGTTTACACTAGATCCTTTTCACAAAAACTGGAAAGATGGAGAAGTACGGATAAGATGTCCAAGATGTCCTGATAAAAAATACCATCTTGGATTAAACTTTTCAAAAAATCTATATGGTTGTTTTCGTTGCCCATTTCATGGACGATTAGAAGATTTTCTTAGATTTTATAAGATTCCTTTCTTAACAGAAGAAAGGATAAGCAGTACTGAAGCTACTTCTGAAGCTCTTAGGATAAAGATTCCTTTTGACTTTGAGGTAAACCATGATATAATGATTAAAGCTCAGGAATATATGATAAGCAGAGGTTTTGACCCTGAATTTCTAAAGAATTTTAAGTTTTGGCCTATAACTAGTAAAAATAATTACTATTATGGATATTTAATTTTTTATATCAATGATTATGCTTTTTATGCTAGAAGATTTATTGATTTCACAAAAGAAGAAGCAAAAACTAAACTAAAGCACTTTATCCGTAAATCAGATAAGAACATGAAACTATACTTTGCATATGAGAAAAACAACAGCAAAACAATACTTGTAGTTGAGTCTATGTTGAATCTGATAAAAGCTGCACAATTTGGTTACAATGCAGTTTGTATTTTTGGTAAAAATAAATGGGCTGGACTGGTTGAATATCTAACCTCCAATCCAGATCAAGAAGAAGTTTGTTTGTGCTTTGATAAAGATGTCAAAATAAAAGAAATAGAAGATTTTGTAAAACGATTACAAAATAACTGTTCTAGCAGTAAATACATTAAAGTATCGTACATTGATCCTATTTTTATGCCTTGTAACGATATAGCAGATATGATGGACAAAAACATCTTAATAGATGTTATTATGAAAAGACAAATAATAGAGAACTTGTTTTTAAACACAATAATTAATTAGGAGAAATTATGAATGCAAAAGAACTAGAAATGCAAATTCAGAAACAAACACAAAAGGATGTTGGCAACCTAAAACACGATGTAATGCAGCTCATCAAGGCATTTCAAATCATGGACGGTAATATGAGGCAATCTCATATGTCTCTTTTAACAGATCTTACAAGTGTACAAATACGGATCAATTTTCTCTTTAAGATGGTTGTAGATGAATTAAAATTAAACAGCCAAGATCTTGAGGAAAAATTCAGGGGTTTTGATGAATCAGAAAGAAAGAAAGTACAAGAACAAATTCAAGAAGCCTTGAAGAAAAAAGAAGAAGAAGAAGCTTTAAAAAACACACCAACCGAAGGGCTTATTCAATGAAAGAACCTGAAATCTTAAACGATTTTAACAAAGAAATGTTTGTTGAGAAATATGCTGTAAGAGATGGTGGAAAACCTTTAGAAAATGAACCTTCTCAAGGATTTAGAAGGGTTGCTAAAGCCTTATCAATAGGGTTTTATAAGGGAGATGAAACAATTAAGCAAACAACAATTGATAAACTAGAAGAAAAATTTTATCGTTGTCAAGCAGAGCGAAAGGGCTTAGTTGCTGGAAGAGCCTTATTAGCTCTAGGGAATACTGCTGCCACCCTTACAGCCTTAAACTGTTTTGTAGTACCAGTTGAAGATTCAATCGAAGGAATACTTGGTCCTAATTTTCAAGCTGCTGCTAAGATTCAGCAATCTGGTGGTGGTTTTGGTGCTAATTTCTCAAAAATACGCCCCAAGGGTGCTCTAGTAAAGGGGGTTGGCTCTACTGCATCTGGACCAATTTCTTTTATGCATACTTGGGATAGTATGATAGCCACCATGAAATCTGCTGGAAATAGAAGAGGTGCTGGTATTGCTATTTTAGACATAAATCATCCAGATGTAATAGAGTTCTTATCTTGCAAAAGAAATAGTGCTCTCACAAATTTTAATATTTCTATAGGAATTACTAACGAATTTGTAGAAGCACTAAAGAGAGATGGAGAAATTGAGCTTAAGCATGGCGGGAAAATCTATGGAAAAGTTAAAGCCAAGGTTCTCTTTGAAAAATTTGTTGAAAATGCATATAACTATAATGAACCGGGACTTTTGTTTAAAGATAGAGTCAATGAGATGAGCAACTCATATTACTATCAGAAAATAGAATCAACAAATCCTTGTGGGGAAATTCCTTTACCAGATTGGGGTTGTTGTGACCTTGGAATGCTAATTCTTCCTACGTTTGTTAAAAATCCTTTCATCAGCCAAGATTTTGATATAGAAGGACTAAAAGAAACAACAAGAATCCTTGTATCTATGTTGGACACAGTTTTAGATGTTACAAACTATCCACTTAAACAAAATGAAAAAGTAGCCCTACAAGATCGCAGGATAGGATTAGGAGTTACTGGCTTGGCTAATATGTTAGCAATGTTAAAAATAAAATATGACTCAGAAGAAGCTCTTTCTTTTGTTGATGTTCTAATGCAAACCATTAGAAACACTGCTTATGAAGCTTCAATAGAACTAGCAAAGCTTAAAGGGCCATTTCCTAAGTTTGAAAAAGAAAAATTTCTACAAGGGAAGTTTGTTCAAGGATTACCTGATTATATTAAAGAAGGAATATCTGAACATGGAATTAGAAATGTTTCTATTTTAACCTGCCAACCCGCAGGTACTATTTCTCTATTGCTTAATAATGTATCAAGTGGAATTGAACCAGTGTTTTCCATAAAACAAAAAAGAAAGATGAGAGATGACAGCGGTGGATTAACAAGAAGCTTTGACCTTTTTGACTATGCATATAAATATTATAAAGATCATGGGTTTGACAAAATGCTAGGAGATAAACCTGCTTTTTTCCAAACAACTAAAGATGTATCTCTTAATGGTCATGTAAAAATGCAGAATAAAATTCAACAGTATGTTGACAATAGTATCTCAAAAACCATTAATTTCCCTGAAAGCACTGATTTTGAATTCTTTAAAACCTTTATGTATGAAATTATTACTACTCCATCTAATATTAAAGGTCTTACAACGTTTAGAGAAGGTACTATTGCTTCTATTCTTACAGATGAAGATGAAAGACCTGACACAAAAGAAGATAACTATAGAAAAAGAAGCTTTACTTATCAAATCAAGAGAACTTCAGGACTTCCATCTGCTCACGTTCATGTAACTTATGTAAAGAACTATATATCTCAATTATTTGTTGATACTAGAGATATTGATTTCTACAAACAAATGATGCCATATTGTAGATTGCTTTCTATTATGTTTAACAAGGAAAAAAACTTAGAGCAAATCTTAGGAATCTTACAAGAGCTTGAAGATATGGATTTTGTTGAAATGGATGAACAATTTATATACAAAGATAAACCATATAATAACTTCCTAGCAGCAGTTAAAGAATGCATTTGGGATTGCTTAATTGAACTTGGTCTTATAAAGGATGAA